AAACTCTAAAAAATCAAAATTTATTTTTAGAGAAGCAGCACAAAGAAGAAACTAGCAATATTATAAGATGTCAATTGAATGCTAAGATTAGAAGTAATAACAAGACTATAATGAATCTGCAATGGGTGCTGGAGGGATAAACCGTGGTTGAGTATTTACAAGAATTAAGAGTAAAAGAAGGAAACCAAGTAAGAATTATAAACAGTCACATTTTCAAAGAGAAATGTATGACTGAGGATGAGATAGAAGCAAAGAAAATTGAATTTTCTAAGCATATGAAAGAGATTTACTCTTCAGAGGGTATAAGATTAGAAATAATTGAAAATTCTATAACAGAGGTGAGATAATGGCAACACAGGAACAAAAGATAATTTTTAAAGCAATAGAAACAGTGTTAATCAGCTATAATAAATACAAAAACAGAATAAAAAAAGATTTGGAATATTTCAATAATCCAGTTTTATTAAAAAGTTATAGCTTAGAAAAAATTTCTGGGAGTGGTTTTGTAGAAGTAAAATCTGATATAGAGAGAATGGAAGACTTGAAAGCTATAATATCTAAGGACATTGGGTTATATGAGGCAATGATATTTCGGATAGATAGTGCTTTAGATATGGTAAAAGACAATGAGGACTATGATTTAATTGAAGTTGGATTTTTAGAAAATAACTTCAAATTTAAAAAAGATAAAGTAGATTATGAGCAGATTGCTGAAAAACTTAATATATCTGTAAAAACTGTTTATCAAAAAAGAAATAGAATTTTCCCTAAATTGGAATTTCATTTTAGAACTCAAGATTTAATACAAGTAAAAAAATCGTAAAAAATCAGTAAAAAAGTGGGGATGGAAAAGTCAAAAAAAATGTGATAGTATGGTATCATATGAAAATAGTTTAGATGACTTGGCTATAAGAAGTTAATCCTTCTTGGCTATCTAAGGGTACGATAATTTCTCCCTTACTTAAATATAATACAGTAGTTCAAGACTCTACTCTAAAAAAGTCTTAATCTTATGGGGCATTAGTTTTAAAGACTAGAATAACAGCGATTGTTATTCATTGGTGCAAGTCCAATATGCCCCATTAATAAAAATACATCAATACTTCTGTGGTTCTTAAGTGAACAAGCTAAGGCTTTTACAGAAGTATTTTTTATTTATAAACTGGAGGTGAAGTAGCATTGAAATTAAATGCAAGGCAAAAAGCTTTTTGTGAATACTATGTAGCTAGTGGCAATGCTACTGAAGCTGCAATAAAGGCTGGATATAGTAAAAAGACAGCAGATAGGATAGCTAGTGAAAACTTGAGAAAACTTGAGTTAAAAAAATATATTGATGAATTAATGCAAAAATTAGAATCTGAAAGAATAGCATCTGCAGAAGAAGTTTTACAGAACTTAACAGCAATGATGAGAGGAGAAATACAAGAAGAGGTCGTAGTGATAGAAGGGAATGGTGATTATAGTTCGTCTGCTTCTATCATAAAGAAACAAGTATCAGCTAAAGAAAGAATTAAAGCAGCAGAACTCTTAGGAAAGAGATATGCTTTATTTGCTGATAAAACTAAAATTGAAGGGACTTTACCAGTTATGATTGTTGGTGAAGATGATTTGGATGAGTAAATTTATAAAAATAAGTTTACCTCAAATCGTTGGAAAGGGATATAAATCGTTTTGGAACTTCAAGGGTAGGTATAAGGTAGTTAAGGGTTCAAGAGCTTCAAAAAAGAGCAAGACAACAGCTCTATGGATAATCTATAACATGATGAAATATAAGAATGCTAATACTCTTGTTGTAAGAAAAGTTTTTAGAACTTTAAAAGATAGTTGCTATTCAGATTTAAGATGGGCTATTAATAGATTTCAAGTCCAAGACTACTGGGAATTAAAAGAAAGCCCTCTTGAAATGACTTATAAACCAACTGAGCAAAAGATTTTGTTTAGAGGTTTTGATGACCCATTGAAAATTACATCAATTTCAGTTTCGGTCGGTAGCTTGTGTTGGTGTTGGGTTGAGGAATGTTATGAGTTGACAGATGAAACGGCCTTTAACATGTTAGATGAAAGTATTAGAGGAGTTGTAGAAGAACCACTATTTAAACAAATAATCATTAGCTTCAATCCTTGGAATGAAAGACATTGGCTAAAAGCTAGATTTTTTGATAAAGAAGATGAAAATATTTTAGCTTTAACTACTAATTACCTATGTAACGAGTGGTTAGATGATGCTGATAAAAAGTTATTTGAAGATATGAAAAAAAATAACCCTCGTAGGTATCTAGTCGCTGGACTTGGAAACTGGGGTATAGTAGATGGACTTGTCTATGAAAATTGGCAAGAGTTAGAGTTTGATTGGAGAGAAATATTAAATAAAAGACAAAAAGCAAAGGCAGTATTTGGGTTAGATTTTGGATATACCAATGACCCTGCTGCTTTTTTTTGTGGAATATTGGACCAGGAGCAAAAAGAAATTTATGTTTTTGATGAAATATATCAGAAGGGAATGCAGAATACAGCTATTTACAACAATATAGAAAAATTAGGCTTTAAAAAAGAAATTATAGTTGCTGATAGTGCAGAGCCAAAAAGTATAGACCATTTGAAAGGTTTAGGACTTTATAGAATAAAGGGCTCTAAAAAAGGTAAGGATAGCATTAATGCTGGAATACAGTTTATTCAAGATTTTAAAATTTTTATCCATCCTAGATGTGTAAATTTTTTAACAGAGATTTCTAACTATGCTTGGGATAAGGATAAATTTGGAAAAGCAGTAAACAAACCCATTGATGACTTTAATCACTTAATGGATGCTATGAGATATGCACTTGAGGATTATATGAGAAATAACTCTGTAAGAACAATAGATAGAAATAGTCTTGGGATAAGATAGAAAGGAGGACTAATGGATGTACAGGAATTAAAAGAAGCACTGGAAGCCTTTATAAAAGATGAGCTACCAGAACTACAAAAAATGGAAGATTATTACAGTGGAAAACATAATATTTTGAACAAGAAAGATAGAAGCGATAAGAAAAAAGACACTAAGTTAATTAATAATTATCCTAAATATATTACAACTATTGCAACAGCCTATTTCTTAGGTAAACCAATTTCTTATGCTTTGCAAGATGATAAATTTGAAAAAGATTTTGATAGGTTATCTGAATATTTGGCAACAGAGGAAGAGCAACAAGAAAACTTTGAACATGCTTCAAATTTGAGTGTGTTTGGAAAATCTTATGAACTTTGGTATATGGATGTAGATAAGACTATTGGAAATATAGTTGTAGATCCTAGGGATTGTTTTATTTTGAGAGATAAAACAGGTAAGAAAAATATAATTGCTGCTGTTAGATGGGATAAAACTAAAAATCAAGAAGATAAATGGATCTATACATTGGAAGTTTATGATAGTACAAGTGTTACAACTTATGAATATATTAATGATAGTGATAAAAAAGAAGTTCCAACTGTAAAGGGAGAAACTAAATTACATGGATTTAATCAAGTCCCAATTATTGAATTTTTAAATAATAAAAGAGCTAATGGAGACTTTAAAAATGTAATTTCTTTGATAGATGGCTATAATGAAGCAACTTCAACTGCTATTGATGATATGAAAGATTTTACAGATGCTTTCTTAGTTTTGGTCAATATGGGTGGAACTACCGATGAAGAATTAGAAAGAATGAACAAAAATAAAACAATGCTTATCAATGATCAAGGGGACGCTAAGTGGCTTGTTAAACAAGTTAATGATGCTTATGCTCAAAATAATAAAAATAGATTAAATCAAGATATCCATAAGTTTTCTATGATACCAGATATGCAGGACAAAGAGTTTTCAGGAAATAGCTCAGGTGTAGCACTTGGATATAAGTTATTAGCACTAGAACAATTAGCAGCACAAAAAGAAATGTATTTTAAAAAGGCTATTAACCAAAGATTACAACTTATGATAGATTTCTATAATTTAAAAATTAGTCCGAAGGATATTCAAAAAGTCTTTACAAGAAATATTCCTAAGAATTTAGTTGAAGCAGCAGATACAGCTCAAAAGTTACAAGGAATAGTATCACATGAAACTATCTTATCCACTTTGCCTTTCATAGAAGATGCAAAAGGAGAGTTAGAAAAAATAAAAGCTGAAGAAGATATCAATGCAGAAAAAGATATGAATACTCCAATTGGAGTTGGTGCTAATGGCTCAAAAGAATAGAGACTATTGGGAAGAAAGGCAAGTTAAAAGAGAAGCTAAGGCGTTTTCTACTATACAAGATATTGAAAAAGAATATAAGATTGCACTTGAAAAGGCTAAACAAAATATAAATAAAGAGCTTAGTAGAATAGGTACAACTTATATGAAAGATAATAATTTAAGTTATCATGATGCTTTAAAACTTTTAAAAGGTGATGAATATAAGGTTTGGAAAAAAGATTTACACGATTATATGGCTGAATATAACAAACTTTTAAAAACAGCACCTTTAGAAGCTAAAAAACTATATTTAGAGATTGAAACCTTAGCTGCTAGAAGTAGAATGAGCCACTTAGACAGTCTTAAAGCACAAGTAGATATGGAAATGGTAAAACTTATCTTTGGAGTTGAAGATAGTGCTAAGAATGCTTTAACATCAGTTTATAGGGATACTTTTATAGAAGTAACAGAAGATTTAGGAATTAATGCTATTGTAAGTAGAGATAAAATAAAAGCTGTTTTAGATAGACCTTGGAGTGGTGCAAACTTCTCTGAAAGACTTTGGTCTAATACAGATAAGTTAGCACAAACAGTAAAGCAAGAAATAGTAAATGGGATGATACAAGGTATCAATTTACAAACCATGACTAAAAGAGTTTCTGAAAGATTTGAAACAGCTAAAAAGAATGATGTTGAAAGACTTTTAAGAACAGAAGTTAATTATACTTTAAATCAAGCAACTTTAGATGGATATAAAGAAGCTGGGATAGAAAAATATGAGTTTAGTGCTACATTAGATAGTAGGACCAGTCAAATTTGTTCTGAACTTCATGGAGAAATATTTGAGATTAAAAAGATTGCTGTAGGTCTTAATTATCCACCAATGCATCCTAGATGCAGAAGTACAACAATACCAATTGTTGACTATGAAAATTTAATCAAGCAAGGTAAGGAAGAAATTGGCGAAAAAGATACTGAAAATAAGGATAAAGAAGAATTGACAAATAATGAAAATAGGAGTATAAATGAATTTAAAGAAGCAAGTTCAATAAAAGAAGCTAATGAATTTGCTGAAAAATTAGGACTAAGAGCCGATTATACAGGGATAGATATAAGATGTGCTAATGAATGGAATAAAGGTTTGTATGATATGAAAGAAAAATTCCCTGAAGTAGTTGAAAATATAAAATTTATAGGTTCTACTCAAATTAGAAATAAATTAATTCTTCAGGAAATTGAAAGTGATTTAAGGAAAGCAGGATTTTCAAAAGAAGCTATTACAGATTCTTTAGAATATGCAAAAAGAGAGTATAAGATTATTATAAACAAAAATGCAATGGCAGTTTCATTATTCATAGATAAAGATAATAAAGATCCTGTAAATATGATAAGGGCAAAATATCAAGGAATAACTATGAATAGTTTACACTTTAAAAATTATGAAGAAGTAACAGAATCTCTTAAAATGCAAGTTAATGGAAAATGGCATCCTGTTGGTTGCGATACTGTAAAAGCTGTTTTTGATCATGAATTTGGACATCAGTTGGATAGTTTTTTAGGAATAAGAAATAAAAAAGAAAT